AGAGAAATACTGGATTCATATGGATATGCACTAGTAGTAAGAAACTGGCATGAAGATTGGTGGATAGACCCAAATGTTATACCATATAATCAATTTAAACATTTTTATAAAATGGCAGCTCCATGAAGCTATATCAAAGCAAAGACTGGCTATATCGTAGATATATTATTCAAAAGAAAACAGTTACTGAAATTGCTATAGAGTGCAGTGTTTCTGCTATGACAATACAAAGATACTTAGACCAGTTTGGTTTAATTAAAAGGAGATAATATGAGTATAGAAAAAAAGATCTGGCAGACTTACGAAACAATTTTTGATGAATTGCCAATTTACGCTAAAGAAAGCGTAGGGACATGGACTCATCAAAATCCAGGATGGGCTTATGGCTACATGAGTGGACAAGACAGGGAAAACTTCTTTAAGGAACACTTCGACTCAAAAACATATGAGACCTATGTAAATCTGCCTTTAGGAGTAATGAAAGCTGGCTTATGGAGATTTGCTATTCTTTATATTCACGGTGGGATATATACAGACATGGACACACACTGCAAGACTCCAGTAGATACTTGGTTAAGCCCTGAATACGATATGATTTTAGATATCGAAAGGGATACCCCATGGCTAGCAACTCAAACAATTGCCGCTAAAGCTGGGCATCCGCTATTAAAAGCAGCTATAGACCTTTGTGTTGAAAGATGTTCTGAAGGAATTACTCAACATAATCATATGGTTCATTACTATACTGATGTTCAAATGTTTACAGATGCACTATATAAAAAATTAGGAGTTGAGCCTTATCAAAAACATATCAATGAGTGGGCCCCAGAACTTATGGAAATGGATTTTCTAAAAGAAAATAAAGTAAAAATTCTTTGTGGAGAAGAAGCCAGAAGGCTATTAGATAAAGATGTAGTCCATCTTTATTGGGGAGATGACAGAGAAGCAGGATGGATTGCTTGGAAAAAAGATCCTCGTGTAAATGAATCTTATCCTAATGGATTTAATCCTCATGAATGGGAAAAGGAATGAGTGTTATAGGAGTATTGCCAGCATCTGGAAAAGCTTCTAGAATTGGTGGCATTCCTAAATTTTGTTTACCTATATCAGATGAAAGATCTCTTTTACAATGGCACGTAGAGCAAATGCTTGAAGTGTGTGATGAGGTTAGGGTCTCCACAAGAGCTGAGTGGGTTCCAATTATTCAAAATATGGACATGAATATTAAACTAATTGTTCGTGAGCCTACAACAATGTCAGATGCGGTAAAGTTTATGGTGGGAGAGTATAACGATACAGTGCTTATTGGAATGCCAGACACATATATATTAAACGCACCTGGAAATATATACAGACCTTTATTTAAAGATAATACCGCCGACCTTATTCTAGGAATTTGGGAATGCGGAGAAGTGTTAAAGGGACGTGTCGGTCAAGTTTTAGTATCCCAAGATAAAGTAATTGGTTCAGAAGATAAGGTAGATAATTGTGACTACCCAGATATGTGGGGCACCATGCTATTCCGAAAGAATATGATAAGATACATAGATACAACACTAGATCATCCAGGAAAACAATTAAAGGAATGGATATCTAAGGGTTCTAATATTAAGGCGGTAAGACCAGGCGGACAGTATATGGATATTGGAACGCTAAGAGGATTAAAACAATTATATAAAGAAATGGATGCGTAATGTTAAATGAAGTCATTAGTTACTGGAGGTGCTGGATTTATAGGGTCTCATATTGTTGATAGGTTACTAGATCTAGGGCATGAGGTTGTATGCATAGATAATGAAAGTGCTGTATCAAATGAAAAGTTCTATTGGAATAACGAAGCAAATAACTATAAATATGATATATGCGATTATAATTTAATTGAACCATTGTTTAAAAATGTAGACTGTGTATTCCATTTAGCTTCAGATGCTAGAATTCAAATTGCTATACAAAATCCAAGAAAATCAATGCACATTAATGCTGTTGGAACATTTAATATTTTAGAGGCATCTAGAGAAAACAATGTAAAACGTGTTATATATTCAAGCACATCATCTTCATATGGCAAAAAAAATACTTTACCAAATATTGAATCTCAAAATCCAGACCCATTAACCACCTATTCATCAGCTAAAATATTTGGAGAAAACTTAATGAAGGTGTATTTTAATTTGTATGGGCTAGAAACTATTTCTTTAAGATATTTTAATGTGTACGGAGAAAGGCATCCATTAAAAGGACAGTATGCTCCAGTAGTTGGTTTATTTTTAAAACAATTTAAAGAAGGATTACCATTAACTATAGTTGGAGATGGAACTCAAAAAAGAGATTTTACATATATTAAAGATGCAGTAGAGGCTAATATATTAGCAGCTAACTCTGACAATCAATCTATATTTGGGGAAACATATAATATTGGTACTGGTAAAAATATATCTATATTAGATATTGCCAAAACTATATGCAATAATGTACAATACATAGAAGATAGGCCAGGTGAAGTTAAAGAGACGTTGGCGGATAACAACAAAGCAAAAAATGATTTTGGCTGGGAACCAAAACATGAACTATTAGAATGGATCTATAATGCTAAAGCCAGTATTTAAAGATGTAAAAGAATTTAGATATGAAGACCTATACTTACATGCAGTCAGTGCCCCAGCGGGAAATAAAATATTAAATTCTTGTTTAGAAATTGCTCAAATGTTAATTGAAAAAAATATATCCTATGGCAATTCAGCCCTAGAGCCAATTAGAATATTTTCAACGGCGGACTCAACAGAACAATTAAAGGTAAGAATTGATGATAAATTAAATAGGGTAAAGAATAATAAAGGATTTGCTGGAGATAATGATATAGATGACCTAATAGGCTATCTAATATTATATAAAATAGCCAAATCTAATTGACTTTTTAGTCAACTAGAATTATAATACACATATATGGAAATTGAATTATCAGATCATTTTGATCGCATGAATAAAGTTGTTGCCGAACTTTTAAAGGGCAATAATCCGACCCAGATTGCCTCTCTGACGGGCTATAAGCGGTCAGACGTAGTAGAACTTATAGACGAGTGGAAAACTGTCGTATACAACGATACAAGCTCTAAGGAACGGGCCAAAGAGGCTATCTCAGGAGCTGATCAACATTACTCTATGTTAATTAAAGAGGCATGGAAAACAGTGGAAGATGCAGATCAGGCAGGTCAATTAAATGTTAAGGCTAACGCTCTTAAATTGATTTCAGATATTGAAACAAAAAGAATTACTATGCTTAAAGAAGTTGGTTTATTAGATAATGCCGAAATGGCAGCACAAATTGCAGAAACAGAGCACAAGCAAGACATTCTGGTTAAAATATTAAAAGAGGTTACAGCCTCTTGTCCAAAATGTAAAATGGATGTAGCAAGAAGGCTATCACAAATTACAGGAATTGTAGAACCAGTTGTAATAAATTCTGAAGAGGTAGTCTAATGTTTGATAAAACCAATTTTGAAAAACTTGGAGAAGACATATACGTATATCATAATTTTGCAACAGATAATGAATGCGATAGGATTATACATTACTCTAATTTAATAGAAGAAGATCTCTGGCACGACAATTTTAGTTTCTATACATCAGATATTTCTATAACTACAATTTCTGAAATAAAAAAAAGATTAAGCTATCTTTTAAATGATAATATTTTTTTAAATGAAAATAATGGATTAATAAGAATGCAAAAAGGGCAGTCGTGGGGCCTGCATTCAGATAATCACGACTTTTTACAATTAAGAGAAAAGGCGTCTTTATACAAAGAAGGTGATGTTTTTCATTTTGAAAAAAATAATTTGTATGGATTAATAATATATTTTAATGATTTTGAAGGTGGTGAAGTTTATTATCCAAATCAAAATATAGAATATAAACCTAAAAAAGGAGATTTGCTTATACACAGCGCAGAAGAACATTGTTTGCATGGGGTAAAAGAAGTAAAAAGTAAAGTGAGGTACTCACATTCAAGCAATCTGTATAATTATATAAAAGTTCCAAGGAAATACAATGTCATTTAACTTTTCCGATATAATAGATATTTTAGATAATGAAGAGTTTGAAGAAAGACCAGTAGACCTACAAACTTTTGTTACAAACCCTAATTACTTAGCCTTACCACCACTTTCAAATTATCAATATACACTAATTGAAAAGTCATCTCAAATATATAAAGAGTCTACATTAATTAAATTATTTGGAGAAGAAGAAGGCTCTAGAATATTTAAGCAAACAGCCAACGAAGTAATTGCTCAACTTGGCAAAGGTTCTGGCAAAGACTACTGCTCAACAATTGCAACAGCTTATATTGTGTATTTGTTATTATGCCTGAAGGACCCAGCGTCATATTATGGGAAACCACCAGGAGATGCAATCGATATTTTAAATATTGCTATTAACGCACAACAAGCAAACAATGTTTTCTTTAAAGGTTTTAAGACACGTATTGAAAAGTCTCCATGGTTTACTGGAAAATACACAGACAAAGCTTCTGAAATGAAATTTGATAAATCTATTACAGTTCATTCTGGTCACTCTGAGCGTGAAGCTTGGGAAGGGTATAACGTTATTGTTGTTATCCTTGATGAGATTTCAGGTTTTGCTACAGAGAATACAACTGGACATGATCAAGCTAAAACTGCAGATGCTATATACGAAATGTACAGAGCATCAGTAGACTCACGTTTCCCAGATTTTGGCAAAGTAATATTACTTTCTTTTCCAAGATTTAAAAATGATCCAATACAAAAATTTTACGAATCTGTTATTGCTGAAAAAGAAACTATAGTAAGAAGCCATAATTTTAAAATGGATCTCGATCTCCCAGACGGAACTGAAGGTAATGAGTTTGTAGTTGAATGGGAAGAAGACCATATTCTTTCTTATTCTATTCCAAAAGTATATGCATTAAAACGTCCGACCTGGGAAATTAATCCAACTAGAAGCATTGATGATTTTAAAGTAGCATTTTATAAAAACTCTATGGATGCATTAGGAAGGTTTGCTTGCATGCCGTCAGACGCAGTAGATGCATTTTTTAAATCAAGAGAAAAAATAGAAACAGCATTTAATAACACAGCAGTTGCTATTGATCAATTTGGAAGATTTGAAAATTGGTTCGCACCAGACCCAGATAAAGAATATTTTATACACGTAGACCTTGCACAAAAGCATGACCATTGTGCAGTTTCTTTAGCACATGTTCAAAAATGGGTTAATGTAAAAGTAAGTGATACTTATACACAGCCAGCACCAATAGTAGAAGTAGATGCAGTAAGATTTTGGACCCCAACACCAGATAAGTCTGTAGACTTTACAGAAGTAAAAGATTACATATTGTCTTTAAGAACAAAAGGATTTAAAATAAGACTATGTACTTTTGACAGATGGAATTCTCACGATATGATGCAACAACTAAAACAATACGGCATCAATACAGAAATTCTATCTGTCGCTAAAAAACACTACGACGATATGGCGATGATAGTTTTAGAAGAAAGACTAAAAGGGCCACACATTCCTTTACTTATAGATGAATTATTGCAATTAAAAATTATGAGAGATAAGGTAGACCACCCAAGAAAAGGATCAAAAGACTTGGCAGATGCTGTCTGTGGATCAATATTTAATGCAATACGTGGAACTAGATTTGATTCAAATGAAGAAATTAACATACACACATACGAATCAATGTCTTATGATAATGATTTTAGTAAGGATAACCCAGACGTATCTTCAGTAAATATGATAAGGGCACCAAGAATGCCAAATGAACTTAAAGACGCAATGGATAGGATGATGGTAATATGAGTATATATCAAGAAAAAGCTAAAGAGTGTAAATGTTGTGGAAAACATGTTCCTCTACCAACAGTTTTAAAAGAGTATAATGGTCTTATGATTTGTCCAACAACATTTTCAAATATAATAGAGTATACAAGAATATGGAATGCAATTGGATCAAGACCACCTGGAAATGTTAGAAAGCATTTTTCTGAGTATGTCCAGCAAATTGTAGAAGCAAATATTTCTGGGGGTAAAAATGCTATCTAAATTTATTAAAAATGGATATAGTGCTAGATATGTAATAGATGAAGTAATATTAGTAGATGATTTTTTAAAAAAAGAAGAAATAGAAACTTTGCTTAAAGTTGCTGAATCTACTGATGATGATGGGTGGAGAGTAGAGTATTTAGCAAATTTAAAAAGATTTTGTTTAACAAAATTTGGTAGAGATGATGTAGATAATTTAGTTAAAGAGGGCAAATTTGAAGTAACAGATAATTGGGCAGATAAAATAATAAGTACAAACTCTTTAGATGAAAGACATGTAATTACTCAAAGACTTAAAGATATTTTAAAAGATTTTCCAGAGCTAGATATCCCAGGATTTGGAAGTATTCAAAGACAATATGATGGGGTTCCATTAAAAGAACATACAGATGTACACACAGATCCATCAATACAATATGCATCTATTATTTATTTAAATGATAACTATAATGGTGGAGAATTTTATTTTGTGCACAAAGAATTTCAAATAAAGCCAAAACCTGGTTCACTTTTAATATTTCCTGGAACAGAAGAATTTAGGCATGGAGTAAAAGCACCAGAGGCTGGCCCAATGAGATATGTTTTGCCTGGATTTATTCATACAAAAGATTTTTATAAGCATAATAAATTTTAAGCTATTGACCTACTCAGATATAATATATATAATATATTAATTATGAGCAACAGTAGCTTAGTTGGTTAAAGCCCCGAACTCATAATTCGGTAATCGTAGGTTCAAGTCCTACCTGTTGCACAAGGAGATGCTGTGGAAGAGTCTGAAGATAATGATCTATTTAATTACTATATGGAAATTGGCGCAATAGAATTGTCTGGTATAGATGAATCTGGAGAAATAGTTTTTAAAGTTACAGATACGGCAAAAGATATGGCACCAGAGTTATGGAAAGCACATACCGATTACGTAGATGATACATTACTAGAATTGTACAGCAAGGATTTGATATCTGTAGAGTACGATGAAAATTTACAAGCAACAATTAGTTTAACGGAAGAAGCTCAAAGAATCATTGAAGACAAAGGGATTATGCCACTTGAATAATATGGTACAATATATATAGGTCGCCGAATGGGACCTAATTTAACTTATTCGCTTGAAGGAGGAATAAAATGGTAACAACATTCCCTATGGATCTTTTTAATGATCCATTTTTTATTGGTTTTGGGAGAAACCTAGAACGAATCACATCTAATAAAGATCTATTTGCAACTAACTATCCGCCACATAATTTAATTAAAATTGATGAGGATAATTTTAGAATTGAACTTGCAGTCGCAGGATTTTCTAAACAAGATATTTCAATAGATCTATTACAAAATGAACTTAGGGTATTCGGAGATAAAGAAGAAACTGAAAATAATTCTTTTGTACATAAAGGAATTGCATCACGTAATTTTCAAAAATTTTTTGCTCTTGGAGAATACATTGAAGTTGTTGAGGCTGAAATGAAAGATGGCCTACTTGTGATTTCTTTAAAGAGAAATACTCCAGAAGCCCAAAAGCCAAAGACAATCAAAATAAAATAAGATATAATAGAAGTCTGCACCCCGTCACTGGGGAGTCGCAGGCTGTTCGGGTTGCTACCCGAAGGATACACCTGAGCATGTGTATAAACTGCTCTCTAACATTAAGGAACTATGTTTAACTTTCATTGGCTTGCTAGAGAAAACTATTCTATAAAAAATTTAATTGAATTGTCTAATGAACTAGAATCAGTGGGATACTATTCTGTTTTATTAACATATAACTCAAAAACACCAGATTCTTTTATTAAAATTCCACATATTATTAATAAAACTCATAAACTTAAATATATGATTGCAATAAGGCCACACGCAATAAGTCCAGAGTATTTAAAAATGCAGTGTGATGGATTTTATGAAATACAGCCAAATAGATTAATTATAAATTTTGTAGCTGGAGATTTACTTCAAGATGAAGATGTGCCAATTCCAACTGTAGATAGAATTAATAGTTTTATGGATTTAGAATCAAGAAGAAATCATTTAAATATTTTTTTAGAAATATTTAAAAGCTTGCCAGGTGAAAAACCAGAAATAGCGGTTAGCGGATCTTCTGACCAGATACTAAATTCAGCCGAGCAACACTCAGATATTTTAATAACTGAGCTATCTCAATATATAAACAAAGGACTATCAAGTAAAAATATAAACAAAACGGTAGTTAAAATTAATGTATGCATTAGAGATACTCAAAAAGAAATAGATGAAATTATTAAAAATAAAACAATTCAAGGTCTAGACCCCGAATATTCTGGAACTAAAGATAAAGTTATGTCAAGTATATTAAAACTGCAAAATATTGGAATAAAGGATATAATGGTATCTGCAGGATTTGGAGATTTACAAAAATATAGAATACATGATTTGGTAAAAACAATAAAGGAGATAAAGTAATGTTTGAATATTATGTTAAAAAGGTAAGTAAAGTTGTTGACGGAGACACTATTGATGTAGATATTGATCTTGGTTTTAATATATCATTTAGCTCAAGAGTAAGGTTAGCAGGAATCGATACTCCTGAAAGCCGCACCACAGACAAAATAGAAAAAGCGTTAGGTCTTGAATCTAAAGAATATTTAAAGAAAGCAATTGATTCCTCTAAAACTGTTGTAATTAAAACAGAAAAAATGGACTCATCAGAAAAGTATGGACGCATCCTTGGATGGGTATTTTTAGACGGATCAGAAGTTTCAATAAATCAAAAAATGATTAACGAAGGATATGCTTGGGGATACATGGGGGAGACTAAAGTAAAAGATTTTGATGCTTTAGCAAAACAAAGAGCAAAGAAGAAGTAAATGCCAATATATGAATACTCATGTGTAACATGTGACAAATCATTAGAGATTACTCGAAAGTTTGATGAAACAGAAGTTGTACCACCTTGCCCTTCTTGCGGATATGGAATGGTAAGATCATATGGAACAGTTGGAATACAATTCAAAGGAAATGGTTTTTACAAAACAGATAATCCTAAGTAACTAAGACTATTTAAATAAACAAACATGATATAATCTCTATGTAACAAAAATTTTGTTACTTGGAGATCCAATTGCATAGAAAGTTAAAACTATTTTTAGCTAGCCTTTTTGTAACAGGTTGGCTATTTTTTATTGGTCCAAGTTATGCGTGGGCTACAGATAATGGCGGACAAGAACAAGTTGTTGTAAGTCCTGCACAACAAGCAGTTAATTCAGCCCTCGCAACAGCCACCACAGAAGTTCAACAGGCTATTGCAGCCACGGACACTGCCACTGCCACAATAGTAACAGCGGTTGCTGAAAGAGTAGAAGCTCAAGAAGCGGTAAACATAGTAACAGCCGCAGTAACAGTAGCGCAATCAAATGTAGCTTTAGTAGACACCGCCACTGCTACAGTTAATAACATAAATTTAGCCGTCACACCAATAGATCAAAGTTCGCAGATAATTGCAGATGCAAAAAATACAATTACAACAGCACAAACTTCTATAAATAATATTGACACATCAACTGCACAGGTACAAATATCTGAAGCCGTAGTTGCAAAAACAGAAGCAGTTACAGCACAAGCAACTGCACAAACAGAATTAACACAGGCAAACCTTGCTATTGATGCTGCTCAAACAGCAGTCAATAATTTACAAGCCACTATTGGAACTAGCACAAATGTTTTGGCTGGAGTAGATGATGCTGGTGTTCAAATGAATCTTCCGTTCGGAATGCAAATGGGTGGAACTGTTTACAACAATGTATTCGTTGGATCAAATGCAACAATAACATTTGGAACAAATGAAGGATGGGTTTATCATACAACTCCAGGAGCACCTTCAGTATCTATTGCTGGATGGGACTGGACTACTTGGAGTACAGGAACTGGAATTACATATTCAACTACTGGAACAAGTTTAGATATTGCTTGGGATTTAAGACCATTTCCACAACAAGATGCTTCTACTCAAATGGTTCAGGTAAGATTTAATGCTGATGTAAATCCAAATGATGGTGCATGGATGGCAAATGTAACTGCTAATGGACCAATACCAGATCAAGCGAGATTTAATGTTAGAGAAACAACTAACGGTGCACTCATTCCAATTACAGATACTAATGTTGGAGCAGGTTTTGCTGGACAAATAAGTCAAGGTGCAGCATTTACTCCGTATGTAGACCCAAATACAGAAACAGTTCAGGCAGCGGTTGACTCAGCAAATGCAACTATTGCACAATTAAACTCAAGCCTTACTCCAGTAGTTGCTCAAAATACTACAAACACATCTAATATAAATGCTATTAATACAACATCTTTAACTAATACCGTAAACTCAGCGGTATCAACAAAGACTTCTTTACAGTCAACATTAAACACTAAAGCAGGACAACTTGTCTCTGCTATTAATAACAACATTCCAACACCTGCCCCAATAATATCTCAAGCAGTAGTAGATGGATCAACAGTAACTGTTATGCCAGAATTACCATCTGGATATACACCAAACACATGGTTCTATCAAGTAGTAACTGAAGATGAAAATGCAGAAAATCCATATGAAGGACAAACATTAAACACAGACGGAGCGCCAGAATTTATTCAATTAACTGGATTAACAGAAGGTGCTTCATATACAATTAGAATTGCAAACTGGTCTGGTCCAGTAAGTCAGTATGTTGAAACTATTATTACAATTCCACAAGAAGAAATAATTAGTGTGCCGTCACAGCCATCTTACATAACACCAATAGAGCCAATCATTGATGAACCTGTTATACAAGAACCAATCATTGATGAACCTATTATAGAAGAACCAATTATTGATGAACCTGTTATAGAAGAACCAATTATTGATGAACCTGTTATAGAAGAACCTATTATTGAGGAACCTATTATTGAAGAGCCATCTAACGAAGAAATTTCTGTTAGCGAAGAAGCAGAAATTGTATTTGAAGAAAGCGAAGCCTCTATTGAAGACATATCCGAAAGCGGTGCAAACCTTTCCGTAGAAGATGTTCAAGAAATTATTACTGATTTAATTAGCGATAGCGATTTAGATGCATTTGAAGTTTCTGCAGTGCTAGAAGCAATTGCTGAAGGCGGAGAGGTGTCTGCAGAAATCGCTGCTGAAGTATCTGAATCTTTATCGGAGGGTGGGCTGACAGAAGCAGAAGCAGAATTTATTACAGAAATGCTTTCTGCAGATGGAGAAATAACAACTGCAGAAGTTGTTAATTTATCTGAAGCCTTATCTGAAGACGGTAAATTTACTTTAGTAGAAAAAGATTTAGTTGCAGATGTACTGGTAACTTCAGCAGAAGGAGCACCTGTAACTGCTGCCAACATAGAAGCAGCGGGACTTGAATATCGTGATCTTCCCCCAACAATTCCAGTAGAGGTAAGAGAAGACGCTAATGGTAATCCAGTAGTTATTCAAGCAGAAGTTGCTTCCGCATTACTTGTTTTAGAAAGCCCAGCAGCAATAGCAAATGCAATTGCTACTTGTTTTAATCCAGAAGAGGCAATTGAAGGTTTAACAGAAGAGCAAAAATGTGAATTAGGCAAAGCACTACTTAACATGGGTGCCGATATGTCTATTCCAGAACGTGAAAAAGCAGAAGATATCGTAGTAGTAACAATAATAGCTGGCCAGATAGTTCTTGGCACAGCATATAGAAGGAAGGTATAATAAGAATATGAAATGGTTAAAAAAATGGAGCCTAGCCGCTCTAAATGAAAACTTTACATTCCTTGGATTTTTTGTAGCCTGGGTAGTATTAGAAGGTAGCGCAAAAACCGTTGTAGGTTATGTAACCCTAGCCTCAGTAGCCTTATGGTTTATGACTATAGGAATTAGAGAAAAGGCTGAAAAAGAAGAATAGTCCTTGTAGTAATAAATTTGCTATAATAGGAATATGAAAAAATTAAAAGCTATTGTTTTATCTAGCCTATTAATGCTATCATTAACAGGTTGTGGATATGATGGGCATTTTAGATACCCCTGTCAAGATCCAGCAAATTGGGAAAAAACAGAATGCAAACCACCAGTCTGTACGGCCAACGGGGCATGTCCAGAAGATTTAGTAAGCCGAGAAGAGATAGAAGGAACACAAAATGGCTAAAGAAAGATTATCGCCTCAAGATTTAGATGCAAGATTAAAGTTTATTCTAGGAATTACTTTAGGATCAATTTTATTTATAACTTCAACAGGCATTATGTATGCTTTAATATTTGTTACACAACCAATCACTGGACAATCCGAAAATGATAAAATGTTCTTTAACGTATTAGGTAGCGTTGCTACATTTATTACTGGAACATTGGCTGGACTTCTTATTGGTTCATCTGGCGCTAAAGATGTTATGGCAGCACAAATTGCAAACAAAGAAATTGATGCAAAAAATACACAAGCAGATAAAAAATTAGAAGCTGAAATTGATGATGCAAAGTCACGTAGATTGGCTAAACCAGATGGCGCAATGCCAGCAGAGCAACCAGTAGACACTAGCTGGGACAAATAATGTCAGAGCAAGGAACTGCAGCAAAATTAGTTGAAATTGCAACAGCAGAAATAGGTACCGTAGAAGGTCCTAAAGACAATGAAACTAAATATGGTAAATTTACCAAAGCAGATTTTCAACCTTGGTGTGGATCATTTGTTAATTGGTGTGCAAACGAAGCTGGAGTAAAGATTCCAAATACGGTATATACTCCTGGTGGCGCACAAGCATTTAAGAAAGCAAACTCATGGATTGATGGAGACCTTGCAGATCCAGAGCCAGGAGATATTGCTTATTTTGATTTCCCATCAGACGGTGTTGATAGAATATCACACGTAGGAATAGTTGCAATAGATAACGGTGATGGAACTGTTTGGTGCATTGAAGGTAATACTTCTGGAGATCCTAAAGGAAGCCAAAGAAATGGCGGAGAAGTTTGTAAAAAGCTTCGTGCATATAAAAAAAATAAAAAGAATATAATGGTTTCAATTGTTGGATTTGGAAGACCTAAATTTGGAGCAAGCATTGCTAAAAAATCTGAGCCTGCTGCAAAAACAACTAAAAAGGTAAAAACTTGTTCAGAGTGTGGTCAAGTAGTTAAATAAATGAATACTTATAGAGTAAAATTAGAAGTAGAGGTAGAAGTAGAAGCCTTTGACGAAAATGATGCTCTAGACTATGCAAATGATATATTTGGCGTAGATGACGAAATAAAAAACGTTAAAATAATTAACGTTAAGGAGAAATAATGGCAAAAGAAGGATATAAGCCAACGTCAGGAATGCAATCAGCAGCACGTCGTGCTATTAAATTAAAAGAGCAAGGCAAAGCAAAAGGTGCTGGCACAGCAGTAGGTTGGACTCGTGCAGGACAACTAGCAAGAGGCGAAACTCTAAGTTTATCTACGGTTAAAAGAATGTATTCTTATTTTTCACGCCATGAAGTAGATAAAAAAGGTAAAGACTGGAATAATGCAGAAAGCCCATCTAATGGAAAAATTATGTGGTTAGCATGGGGTGGGGACGCAGGGTTCTCGTGGTCCAGAAAAATAGTTAACAGGGAGAAAACAATGAAAAAGAATTTAGAATTAAATGAAATCGTAGAAGAAATTAAAGATATACTTGATGATGTAGTAAATCCAATTACTAAGGTAATTGAGATTGAAGACGATATAGTAAAGTCAATTGATCCTAAGCTAGAAGATCTTACAGATGAAGAGATTTCAAAGTCTTACGAATCAGATAATGAAGATGAAGATAAATGGAATAATATGGAAAAGGCTTGCTGGTCTGGATATAAGCAGGTCGGAATGAAAGATAAAGGCGGAAAACGAGTACCTAATTGTGTACCAATTAAAAAGTCTTTATTTGGCACAGATGGACCTCAAACATTAATACCTAAAAATAAATAATAAAATCAGTTGACAAGGCCTAAAAGATCCCTGTATAATAGTATACAGGGATTCGCCTTTTATATTTAAGGAAAAATGTTACATTTAAATGAACGTGGTGTAGACGTATTTATAAATAAATATAAATCAATTACCAATGATGCATATTGGAACAACTATGATTTAATTATTTGGAAAAAAAATAACAATGCATTTTTTAATATAAAAGGAATATTTAATAAAGCTTGGGGAATGGCAGATAGAGTATCTGTAGATAATAAAGGAATGTGGGTTCTACCTAAACAATATGTCAAATATTTTAAATAATTTAGGGGTAGACAAAGACGATTTAGACTGGTGGCACCTTGCAGTTTGTAGAGGCATGGACACTAACTTATTTTATGATAAATATGAAAATGATCCTAAAATTGCAAAAAATGTTGACGAAGCATGTCTAGCTTGCCCAGTTATATCAATGTGTTATAAATCTGGATCTGATGGCGATGAGTATGGCGTATGGGGCGGAGTTTATTTAAACTCTGGATCGATTGATAAAACTAGAAATTTACATAAGACAACTGATACATGGAAAAGATTGAAAAAGAAAAATGTTTATTGATAAAGATAAAAATCATTTTAAACATGGGATTAATCAATGGACTGGGGAACCCAACAAGCCAGTATTTTATACACCAGAAATGTCAAAAGCAATAAGAGGAATTACCAAACCAGCAAACAACTTACAAATGGATATAGTAAAGTATCCAGAATTTTTAGCAATAAGATTATATGAAAACAACTTTGTACAATTTGAAGGCGTTAAAAAAGAAATGGTCATAGATTATGTAGCAAAAGTAAAAAAGCTACTTGAGTCATATGGAGTAAGATGTGAGCTGGAAGGAGTGCCTAGTGAAAGAATACTACGATAGAGTATTAATTGTATTTATTCATGATCTAGGAGTTTATGGAACTACAGAAAAACTAGGAGCATTTGCCTCTATAGTAAAATATAAAAAAGATGAAATGGAGTACGAAGAAATGATAGATAATTCAGAATTTTCAATTATGGATGAAATTGTATTTTCACATGTAGAAGAGGAATATAATGGATAAGGTTCTTTGCTATTCTTGTAACAAAACTAAAAATAAGTTAAATCTTAAAAAGTCTACATTGCTTCCAATAAATTTATTTATGTGTGATGGATGTATAGAATTAAAATTTGAACCAAGATGGCTAGTAATCATTACTGGTAGACAAAACGGGCCAGAAAGCGTTAGAGAGTTTGTTTTAAAAAAGAAATATGTTGGAGATGAAATTTCTGCTTCTGAGTTATTAATTTAGTATACATTCTACGGTATAATATGATATATAATGAATCTGGATCTGAACTCTATAATTATTGCAATATCTGCTGCGATATTGTCTGGCATGGGGACGGCAATTATTGCTGGTCTGAACGAAAATAAAAGAGAAAAAAATAGAAAACAAGAGCGTGAGCAGGACCATTTAAAGTTAGAAGTAAAAGATTTAAAAATTGAATTATATCAAATAGAAAAAGAATTAACTGAGTGGAAAGATAAATATTATGAGGCCATTCAGGAATTAATTTTAATTAAATCTGAGCTAGAAGATGCCTTAAGAAGCCTTTCAGAAATAGACTCAAATGAGGTTTTGGACAGATAATTTTTAATTTAGTATACTAGTCTGTATGACAGCAGTGGTAGCCCTTATTCATGAAAATAAAGTCCTTCTAGGAGGAGATTCTGCTGCATCTGATGATAAAACAGGATTAATTTTTTCACGCACAGATCCAAAAGTTTTTAGAGTAGGTCAGTTTGGAATTGCATTTGTTGATAGTTTTAGAATGGGACAAATTCTTCAATATAACTGGACGCCACCAATTTACAAACCAACAGCAGGATTTAAAAATTTAGAAAAATTTATGCGTACCAAGTTTGTTGAATCAATTAAAGAAACATTTAAAGAACAGGGATATGGTAATCAAACCGCAGGATCTACAGAAGATGGCGATGAAGGCGGAGTTTTCTTAATAGCAGTTCAAGGTGCAGGTAGAATATTTACTATGGATAGTGATTTCCATATAGGTGAAGCAGACATTCAATACATGGCAGAAGGTGCTGGGCAAGAATTAGCTTTAGGATCACTATACTCAACATCATCTATTAAAACACCCCGTAAACGGGTCAGGATGGCTCTAGAAGCGGCTGCAAAATTTAACATGGCAGTTAGAGCACCATTTACAATAATTGAAATTTAGAGTATAATTAAATATATGGACATTAATAATCTTAAGCCAGAAAATTATAACATGGCTATGGATTTAAGAGGAACACCAACTCATGTTTGTCCTTGTGGATGCTTTATATGGAATCTAAAAGTAATCTTTGAAGATTTTGATATTGCAACATATTTTTTAGATATGGAATGTGCAAACTGTGGTAGTTTAGCAACGGCTCCCACCCCAACAGACAGGTAAAAAATGAGAAAATCAGAAAGATTACGATTGTTAGAAATGCAAATAATCAAACTAGAGTTTGAGATAGATTTATTAAACAACATGCTTGCCGCATTATTAGAGGCAAACAATTTACCACAACCTCAATTAGACGCTGGTAAATGGTACCAGAGACGGATAGATAGAAACTCTTGACAGATTTGGGTATGTTTTAGTAAAATGTACCTATGAATAAAAAACTAATAACTGCAATATCAATACTATCACTAACACTATCTACTACATTTATTGCTGTAGAGGCGAAAGCTAATCAAGTACCCTCAACAATAGCAATTCTGGACACTGCATTAGACACTTCTCTACCAATTTTTAAAGATAAAATTGTATATGAAGTTTGTGTTTTAGAATTGGCCTCATGTCCAAATGGACAAAAGTTTATGGAAGGTCCAGGATCTACTGTACTTCCATTTGATATTATTTCTAAAAATGGTTTTGATCACGGAACACAAATGGCATCAGTTGCAGTAGCAACTAATCCAAATATTAAAATTGTTTTTGTAAGAATTATTGGAAACAATCCATCTGGCTCAAGACAATCAACTGGCGAAACTGGTGTTTCTTTAGCATTAAAATGGGTATTAGATAATAAATCTCGTTTTAATATACAGAGCGTTGCAATGTCTCAATCAAATCATGCAATACTAACAACATTAACAGACTATTGCCCTACAACACCAATGTTGCGTGGAGTAATATCTTCATTAGTTTCTTCAGGCACACCAGTGTTTTTTCCAGCAGGAAACAACAGAGACCTTTCAAGGTTATCTTGGCCAGCATGTATTAACGATTCAATATCAGTTGGAATGGCAGACCAGTATGAGCAAATAGATAACTTTTCTAACTTTGATAAAGATAGATTAGACTTTTATGCTCTTGGAAATATGAAAGTTGCGGTTCCAGGAGGTTCTGTAAAAAATGCAGCAGGGTCATCAATTTCTACGCAAGTTGCTGCTGCTACATGGGCTGGAATTAAAAGTTCAAATCCTTCTTTAACTTATCAACAAGTTTTAGATATGCTAAATAATGCTTCAAAGCCAATCCGTGGTGCTAGGGGGCAATATGGTAAACTTATCTCTAGTGCCCCTATTGAAATTGCACCAAGTGCTCCAATAGTAACAAAACCAGTCGCTCCAGTAACTAAAACTGCAGAGCAATTGGCTGCCGAAGCAAAGGCTGCTCTTACAATTGAGGCTAACAAAGCAATTTCAGAGGCGGAAGCAAGATACCAAGCTGAAGTTAAACTGGCTGCAGATAAACTGGCTGCAATTAAATTGGAGTGGGCTAAAAAAATAAATGGCTAACATGACAGTGCTAGAAGAAATAATTAAAGAAATCGGTGAGGAGTTGTACCAGAAATGGTACAACGCCCTTGCAATAGAAGACAGAACAGAAGAATCTTCTAAGGCTATGTCTATAAATGCTGGAGAAACAACATTTTGGGTAGTTCAAACATTTATGAATAAATTTAATGCAGCAGCAGAGGAACTAAAAGACAAATAATGCTAGAAATAAATGACGAAAATTTTGATAAAATATTAACTCTTCATAATGTTTTAGTTGTTGATTTTTGGGCAACATGGTGTAGGCCATGTAAAATGTTTTCTCCTATTTTAGAGGAAATTTCTAAAGAAAATAATATTTGGATTGCCAAAATAGATGTAGATCAAAATCCAATACAGGCTTCAAAATACAACATAACCTCAGTTCCAACAACAATTATATTTGAAAATGGTAAAGAGGTTAAAAAAATACTTGGCGCAAAACCTAAACATCAAATGATTGAGGAGTTAAGTAAATGGCTATAGATTTTTTAGATGTTCAATCTTGGTATGAGTATGGTCGTGAAAAAAATTGGGTATCAGAGGTATTTTGCGACACACATGAAGGACCACCACTTTCTGATGAAGAAATGGAAGAATGGGAAGAGGGCGGAGATCCTTGTAGCTTTCATGTAAAACTTTGGGATCAATAAAGACAACAAATTGCTTGGTTAAACGTTTATATATATGGGTGTACACCCAAAATAGAATTCCATTTTGTAAAAAAATGGATAAAAAGGAGAAATAAAAAAATGAAGTCATTAAAAAAGATTGCCGTTGCTTCGGCTGCAGCCCTAGCATTACTAGGCATTCAATCAATTAATGCATCAGCAGCACCGTTAGCAGTAACAGTTGCTGGTTCAGCAAATACTACAACATCTACAGCGCCTGCGACTGCGAACGTTCCAGCCGACAACACAGTAGATTCAGCAGATGCCATTGCTTTAGCAGCAACAGCAGATACTGGAACTGTAGTTACATTTACAGCAACAGGTGGCGTTAAGCTAGTCACAGCTTTAAGCGCAACAAATGCAGTAGTTAGTTCTTCTGCAGGTTCAACGTCGTATTCAGTAACTTCTGCAGGATCTGCAGTAACTGTTTATGCATTCACAACATCAACAGCAACAGGTTCAGTTACAATTGTAAATGGATCTTACTCTACAGTTGTTTTTGTTAAAGGAATTGCAGGTTCTGTATCAAACGTCGGAGTTTCAGTACCAACTTCAGTGGCAGTAGGAACCATTCCAGCAATTACAGTAAGCACAACAGACGTGTTTGGAAACGCAGTTTCTGATACCGTAACAGCAACATTAATTGGTGGAACTTGGGCAGATGGCTCAATTTCTAAACAAATTGTAACATCTACTGCAGCTCAGGTTGCAGCGGATTCTACATTAATTTTAGGATCTAAAAAAGAGAATACTTCAGTTGCAACAATTGGTAATGTAACAATTGCAGTAACTGGTGCGACAACAGCAACAGCAGTCACTGGACTAAAAGTTCCAGTAAAAGCCGTAGTTGCGTCATACACAGTTACCGATTTAAATGGCACAATTGCACAACTTCAATCTCAAATTAGCTCATTGTCAGCAGATTTAAATTCAGCAAAAGCTGACGCTGCTTCAAAACAATTAGTTATTGATTCCGCAACAGCAGCAAAAATTATTGCTGATGCAGCAGTAATTAAGGAAAAGGCTGATTATAATAAATTAGCTACAGCCTGGAATAAGGCATTTCCTAAAAAGAAGGTTGCTTTAAAGAAGTAAATTCTTTAAATAAGGGGCAAGGGAAACCTTGCCCTTTTTTTATTTAAATGGTAGAATATATATGTGGAGTACATTGAAGATCAAATAAGAGAAAAAATATTAAACGAAATTAAATATTTAGAGTTACCATATGAATGGAAACCTAACGAAGTAATTAATTATATATATAATAAATTAAGTAGAGGTAAAATTAATGAATAGTAAAAAAAGAAGTGTTTATAAATCAATTACATGGCCAGCAGTACATATTTTGTTTGTTGGTACATTAGTATATTTATTTGAAAAAGCTATTACTGGCGAAGCACATTGGGAATATGCTGGTTCATTTGCAATAATTTATACAGCATGTGAAATGATTGGCTTTTTCTTACACGAAAGAGCATGGGAAAAATTTGGAAAAAGAGTAAAGTGAGTTTAGTATTAAAGTCAGAAAATCCATTAGTTCATAGTATGTGTGAAAAAAATGATTGTGAAAATAAAGCAACAAGAATTATTAAAGATTTAAATCTTTATAGCTGGGTGTGTGAAGAATGCTATGGAAAATATAGGCCTTGATAAAAAATATAAATAATAAAATTTATATAATTGAGGGATATATATCTAAAAGCACATCAGATTTTTTAACAGAAACATTTAATAGTACTACATCAGATGCACCAGATTACCAGATAAAAGGTGGTCCGTCCTTAAGTCCAGAAAATGGATATACTTTTAAATGTGGTAATCCTATTAAAAGCTACCAAGATGATAATAATTACAATATTGGAATAGACATTTTGACAATGTTATGTAATTCAATGTCAAACACAATTTCAGACTTTTTAGATACAAAAATGGATATTAAAACAATGTTTTATGGGTTAATGCTAGAAGGTTCTGAAATGAAAACGCATACAGATAATTACATTACACCTAATGACCCAGAAAGTATTAGAAAAAATTCAAAAGACGATTGGTCTGGGCTTCTTTATCTTAACGATAATTATGAGGGTGGGCTTTTAGAGTTTCCTCAAGAAAATTTTTCAATAAAACCAAAACCTGGAACCTTTATTTTTTTTAAAGGGGATCATGATTTACCACATCAGGTGTCAAAAATTGAAAAAGGGCATAGAAACGTAATAATATCATTTTTTTGGCCTATAAAATATCGTGGCCTAGATACTGTTTTGGGTTAGTAATTTCTTAAATGCTATAATAAGGGTATAGATGGATTTCTAGACCCATCTAAATACAACAACCTATAGGAGAAATAAAATGTCAGACGGAAAAGATTTAAAAGGATTTAACGAAACAAAGCCAGTAGGATCATCACCATGGTCAACAGAATCATACACAGAGGCACCAAAAGCTGCATTCCCATCAACTGATAAGTCATCACAAGATGGCGCAGGCGTAAACAACGGCGGTAAGTAATAATGTGTTTTGAATGCGGATGTGAATCAGTAGGAAGTACAACTGGAATTGTTCCAGTTACAATTACTGAAGTTTCAAGAGATGGAGAGGCTGGTCTTACATTAAATATGACCGCCACTCCAGCGCAAAGAACATCATTTATCAATGAGTGAAAATGGCACAGGTATGGCGACACCGCCAAACAATGAACCAGCAGGCGCAGTAACTTCTCAAGAAGTTGGTCGTAAAAAACCAAATCAAGGTAAATTTAGATCTGGAATTGCAAATCAAAGATCATTAACAAGAGTTGACCGTAATAAACATGGGATTCGTAGAGAAACCAATATGGGTCCTAAAAAAACTGGTAGACCAAAGAAGGTTTAATAATGTGCACAAGATCAATATCTAGTTCTTCGGATCTAGATATTGATATTTTAAATACTATAGATGATCAAATTGATAAAGCTGAAGGAACAGGATTAATATAGTGATAGAAATTATTCATAAATCAGATATTGTTGAGTATAAAAATGTATTTACAAAAGAAGAATGTGATTATATAATTTCATATTGGAATAGTCTTGATGACTGGATGCTCTCTTGCTTTTATAATATGTATACAATTTCTGGGAAAAAACCCCATACTAAAGAAGGCGGAGAAGCTTTAAATAAATTTAAAATGTTTTCACAAAATTTAGCCGAGAAAGTATTTAATAGGAAATTAAAACAAATTAGTGTAAGCTCTCATATGTGGCAGCCAGGTGCTTTTGCAGCAGATCATGCTGATAATGCTGAACTTGATGGTACTCCAAATGCATGGATTGAAAATAAATTAGTTACAATGATTTATTTAAATGATAATTTTGAAGGTGGGCATTTAACTTTTAGAGATCATAAATTAGCTTTTAGGCCACAGGTTGGAAGTGTTATTGTTTTTGATGTTGGAATAAATAATGTACATGCAGTTACTGAAGTAACTTCTGGAACTAGGTATACAATGATGGCTTCTTATGACTATGCAGATAGCGTTTATAATGTAGATTATAAAAAAATTAAAAATGAAAGTGAACCTTCTAGAAAAAAATTACAAGAAGAATGGGCAGAAGGAATTATAATGCCTAAAAGTGCAGCTACTAGATATGACCCAATAAATTAAAATGTATACAATAAAAACTATAGAGTTTCCTGGATACGAAGAACTTAAAAATAACTTTAATCAATATAAGGATATGTTTTTAAGTGACAGTATTATTGCATTTAGAAATGCAAATATTAATTTTGAAATGCAAACTAAAATAATGCATTTATTTGGAGACAATCTATCCTGGTATCCAAATTCTTCAAATAAAAATCCTTCGGATTATATAGAAACACATCACAAACATATGGACGAAAAAAACGTTTTTGATAAAAATTCTATTATGCTTCAATGGCATCAAGAACATGTTGCTCAAGAACATAACCCTTATGTCAGTGGATTATGGAATATGATTTTATTTAAATGTGAACCAAATACTGGAAAAACATTTTTTGTAGATATGTCTAAATTATTTAATATGTTTAATGATGAAGATAAAGATTTTTTATCAAAATGCCAAATATTAATTAAGAATTATAGGTGGCATGGCAAAAAAGATTATTATTATTATCTTGATGAAAAAGATTCAAAAAATAATAATGATGAGTTGGTTACCTACAGTTTAGTTTCAGAACATTGGATAACTAAAGAAAAAACAATTAGAACATATTTATCTGAAAGTGAGGTTACAAGTCTATATAAATTTAATAATGAAACTCCTACCATTGAAAATATTAATAAATATAAAGAAATATCTAAAAAAATAAATAATGAAATAAATAATAATGAAGATATAAGAATGCAACATATTTGGGAACAAGGTGATCTTTTAGTACCAGATTTATTTAAACTGGCACATGCTGTTAGCGGTGGATTTAATAAAGATCAAAGACAGCTAGACGGAATGTTCGGCACACTAAGTCCTTGGCCAAAAAGAAATTAATACATGCTTGAAGAAAAAATTAGAAAAGCAAAAGTAGAAAAAAGGCCAGTTTTATTTAAAGGGATACTTCCAACTAATTCGGACTGGAACTATATAATGAATTATATAAATAATAAGTTTAATGAGACCCCAGAATACCCAGTTCAAAATGATAGATTTTTTAAAAATAAAAAAGATAAAACTGTTTCAATGTTTAGCAATTCTGACCTTAATTTACAGGCATGGGGAATTAAATTACCAGAATGCAAAAATCTTTCTGATACATTTTCAATAACTAACAAGGTAAATGAATCTTCATTTAAACTTTTAATAGATTTTTTAGGATTTGGAAATTTAAACAATATACATAAAGATAAATCAGAGGTATATTCTTGGACTCTAATTAATTCTGTAGAATATAGAATATATGAAAATAAAAATGAATATCCTTTTGAAGAAACACTAGAGATTGATAATGAACCTTATGAATCTTTTATTATTGAAGCTGGTGACGTTATGTACATGCCTAAAGGAGTTGTTCATCAATCAGTAGTCAATGAGCCTAGAGTATCATTGGTAGCATCTTTTTTATAATATTAATATTTTAAAGCGTAATTTTTATCATTACCTAACCAAATTAACATAGTGTATCTAGTGTCTACTATTTTTTTAATTTCATGGTCATAATTAAGTTCTCCATTTTGAGATGGAAAACAAAAAAGGTCCCCAGAACGAGGTTGATATTTATATTCTAAATAAGGAAAATGAACTTCACCTTCATTAAATACATCATTTAAATAAATAGAGCAGGTATATTTAATATGGGGATTTCTTCCAAAATCGTTATCTCCATGAATTTCTAAAAATGCACCATCCGTTTGTTTTGCCAACCAAAAAGAAGAAGGGTAAAGATCTTCATAACATTGATATTCAGACCTTATCTTCTCGACACATTTTTCAAAATATTTTAATACTAAATTTTTAATTTCTTCAAGTTCATTTAAATTTATTGATGATTCATGATAATTGTCTTTACCAAACATTTTTATAAAGTATTTATTCTCTTGAAAAGATTGAAATTTATTTAAATTATTATCAATATATGTTATTACCTGATTAGACTCTGATTTTTCAATAAATTTATTAAATATTTTTATAGTCATGGTATTATTGTATCATTTATGGTATAATTTTGGTATATGCGTAAATTAATTGACGGTTCTATAGTTAATTCATATAAAGAGCCAACGACTTTAACAGTTAAAACAAAAGCCCCAGAAAAATGGAAGCTTATTGATATGGAAACTGGACAGGAATATGTTGGTTCCCCAAACCTCACTAAATATGGAATGTGGATTAGAGTTAAGGATAAAAATAATTAATAATGAAATATAATCTTGATTTGACTACAATTGAAGGAGATCTTCAATATATTGATAATTTTTTAACACAAGAAGAATTAGATTTTTTTAAACCATACATGGACGACCATGAGGGATGGTATACAACTATGCGTTCTCCATATAAAAATATTTTAAATAAATTTATTTCTGTTGATTTGCCAAGAAGACCAGATGGAAGCACTGGTGTGCCATCCGATGAGCCACCTATATTACATGATGTTTTTCATAGACCAATGGGAATATATGAAAGATTGTTTAAAGTTATGCCTCCAACATATAGGCCGCATAATGCTTTACAAACATTTAAATATTGTACAGATGAAGAAATTTTAAGAGATCTGCATCCAGACCTTAAAAAAGAATATAAAGGTAAAGAGCATGAAATTGATTTTGCTATGTCATTTCACTGTGAGTGGAGCGATGAAAGTACTGTGCCTGAATTTAATAGATCTTTGTCTATTTATTTAAATGATGATTTCGAGGGCGGAATTTTAGATTTTAAATTTAAACCATATAAAATTAAGCCAAAAGCTGGCATGCTAGTTTTGGTTCCAGTAACTCACGAATTTACTCATAGGGTTACTAAAATAACTTCTGGCAACTGGAGACACACTCTTTATGGTGCTTCTTGGAATGGTAAATTTCCTCCTCCAAGCACAGAAGAAACTTGCTAATATCTATTGACTAAATCAATATAAATATTGTATAATAAACACCTACTAGTAGAAAGATAAATAATGAGCGAATCTAAATGCCCATTTACGGGTAATGCTTTAAATAATGAAAAAACATCTAACGAGTATTGGTGGCCTAATCAATTAGACCTATCACCACTAAGAAAACATTCAGAAAAATCTAATCCAATGACAAATGGATTCGATTACGCTAAAGAGTTTAATAGCTTAGACCTTGATGCCCTTAAGAGTGATATTAATACACTCCTTACTACCTCACAAGAATGGTGGCCAGCAGATTACGGAAACTATGGACCATTCTTTATTCGTA